CAGAGGAGAGTCCAGAAGTCGGATGATCTTGGTATCCGCATTTCAATGGCCAATCCTTGAGCGTCGAAATTCCTTTCCAGAGTCCTCGTCAGTTGGAGATTGAAGACTTTTCCTTTCAGAATCCTCTCACAGAGATCGTGAAACTCGGAGCAGAGGCCAAGATTGGCGTACATCAATCCGAGTGTCCGTGAGTAGTAGTCGTCGATGGACTGGTCCGGTCTTTCGGGGAAACAGAGTGACTGCATCCACTCGCTCAACGGCTTGTAGGGCCGCAAACCTCTGATTTCGAAACCAAGAAACTTGATTCCGGCAGCTCCGTTCGTGATCGTACTCTTCTCGGCGTTAACAGTGAGGCCCATCTCTGAGCAACACGACACGAGATCACACATATCCAGGGTTCCACGATGGCAGATGACTGAATCATCACCGAAGACCCGGAGGTAGTGAGGTGGTTTCCCACAGAGTTTGATCCAGGTGTAGTTGAGAACGAGAGCGTTGACGATTGATCCGACGAGACTTGTGAAGTAGCTACCAGATGGTATCCCTCCAGATTTGAGCCAGAGTTCACCATCAGGAGTGAGTACTGTTGTGTTCTTGAAGTACTCAACGATGTGGGCCCACATGCGTGAGATCTCCTGCGCGTCGGGGACTCCATATCCGTGGTAAGCTCCAAAGTCGATGTTTTCAGCCAGGATGTTGAACGCAATGTCGGTGAATCGGTTGGCGATAGTCTTGTCGAACTTCTTGAAATCAAGACAGTAAGACTTGCCGAATGCGACATCTTGGCTTAGTCTCGCGAATCCTCCCCTTCCCAGTTCGTAGCCGTAGGCAATGGGCGTGCCTCCTTTCTTGTACGCCTGGAGAAGCTGGTAGCCCATGGATACTTCACCCATAACCATAGTCATAGGGTAGCACCAAACTGCCCGCACCTTGTCAGGTTTGTCACCTTTCACGATGTGGGAGCGGGCGAAAGCCAGAGATGTTGGGGGCTTCATCTTCTTTCCACTCTTGACCATGGACCAGTAAGTTCGGATGCTTGTACGCGCCTTAGCGCTATCACGAACTTCTCCCTTCGTCTTAAAACCCTGATCACGAAAAGGGACGCCGGGTGATGATTTCCAGACATTGAGGTCCAATTCGAAAACGTCGCACAGATGGGTGATTGGCTGACGCTGGGGTAGACGGAACTGATCGGCCGTGATGGTGATGGCCTTACGGAGGGTCTTCTCATCGTAAGAGAGTCTGGGGGAGACAGAGTACTCTTTCAGATCTTTGATGAGTGTCGAGAGGGTGACGTGTGAACGTCTTGCTTCTCCAAAGCGGGTCGCATCATATTCATGGTATGGCGTAGGTTCGGGGGGTCGAAAATCACAACCGAAACCTTTGGTCTTTCCCAAGGACCGAAGAGGCATG